GGACTCACTGTCATAAACCAGAATTAATTGATCTTCCGTTTGCTAACGAAGAATAAACTAATATTTTGGACCTGAATGGATCATTATTAAGCATCCAAATATTTGTTTGAAAGTCATTGTTAGATCTAATAAATAGCACACTAAACTATATAACCGCCCACGTCGTAAATAAATATATTCAATAAATTACATCGTTATAGTTTTTTTAATGGAGTTGTGAAAGGAGTTTATGAAATGTTAACTAAAGAATATTTCAAAAAATTTGAATTTACTAAGGAGGATAAAGTAGTATTTGTTTCTCATAACGATCTAGACGGAGCAGGACCCATTATTGTAGCAGATCAGTTTTTTAAAAACTACAGGTATCATACTGTTGGAAATCGAGCAGTTGACAGTACTGTAAAATACGTATTATACTCAGACAAGTATAAAGATTATGATTATATTTTCATTACAGACTGTAGTGTAAGCGAAGAGGTTGCAAAAATTATTGATAAAGAAAATGCTGAGTCAACAAGAAAGATATTTTTATTTGATCATCATGAACCTGCATGTTACTTGAATAAGTACTCATGGGCAAATGTTACTGTAAAAGATGAGAATAGAGAGTTTATTTGTGGAACTAAACTTTTTTTCCAATATATTGTAGATGTAATGGACTTAGATTGTTTCGCTTTAACAGACTTAACACAGGTTGTAGAAACTATAAATGATTGGGATACTTGGAAATGGTTTAAGACTAACAATCTTGAAGCAAAAGCATTATCCGATTTATTTAACAAGACTGGAATTGAATATTTTATTCAAAAGTTCCGTAACAGCTTTGAAGTAATTAATGATGTTGATAGAAGCTTGTTAGCCGCATTTGAAAGAAAATATTTATTTTCAATCGAGCCGAAGATTATGGAATCTGCCAGACTAATGGTTTTAGATGTAGGAGTTGATTTTCCTGTTATTAGAAAAGTGAAATGTGTGCAAGTAACTGAGCCAATATCAGATCTAGCAGAAGTATTATATGAAAATGAAATTGATACAATATTATTTTTCTTTCAGGATGCTGTTAGTATACGAACTCGCGATGAAGATGTACATGCTGGCTTTTTTGCCAGGAAAATGGCTGGTGTAAATGGGAGTGGGGGAGGTCATAAAGGAGCTGGAAGCTTTGGTATTAATAAATCAAATTATTGGTTGCTTCAAAAATATTTAGAATTAAGATTTAACGAATNGGNGGGAATAATTATGCCGGACAAAAGAAAACCAGAAATTGATTACGTTTTAAAGATTTGTGAGTTTTTATGTCAAATACATCCAGAATTGTTTGAGCTTAAAATTTATGTGCACCCGGTTTATGGGCAGAAAACATCTTTAAAATTTATACGAGAAGATAAGTTTGTAGATATAGAAAATATTGTTAATTGTAATATTGACATTCAAAATAATTGTTTGTTTATTAAAACAGAATTTCCAATGCAAACTTTTAATTATAATAATATCGTTAAAGACGAGACGGTGGTGTAATAAAATGCAAATAGACCCAATGCTTTTTTATCAAAAAATACAGGAGTACGTTGATTGGAATTTAGAAAATCTATATAAAAGTAAAGACGACGAACTTTTATATAGATTTATAAAAACAATTTTAGGATTTAGTATTCCAAGAAATAAAGTGTGCGAGAATCATTGTGCTCCTATGGATTTTATTGCAGACTCGTTTTTTGACAGAGTTTCCAAATTATTAGTTGTCGCTAATAGAAATGGGGGTAAAACTCAAAATTTTGGAATACTTAATGCTCTAGATGGGATCTGCAAAAAAGGATGCGAAATAGCTTCTGTTGGAGCTATAGAGGACCAGGCTAAAAAATGTTATAAATATACAGTTGACATAATTAAGAAACCATATTTTGCAAAATTATTGTCAAAAGAGCCAATGATAAGTTTAACTAAATTGGATAACGGTAGCGAAATTAGTATACTTCCTGGAACAATGTCTGGAGTTAATGGACCTCATCCACAAAGAACTAACTTTGACGAAGTGGAACTTACACAATGGAAAATCTTAATGGAATTTATGTCTATGGCTAAATCCACAAAAGATGTTCCATCCTGTGTAAGAATAACATCTACTAGAAAATTTTCGTATGGACCAATGCAGAGGCTCATTGACGAAAAAGATAAACGTGGCTTTAAGATGTATATGTGGTGTATTTGGGAGACTATCGAAAAATGCCCGGACACCAGAAGTGGAACAGTGCCTTGTTATGTGTTAGTTCCAGACGATAAAGATAATATCCAGAAATATAAAGTCTTTTCAGATAACAAAGAAGATTTTAATAAAGAATTTCCAATAGATGTATTACAAAGTAATAGGGAAAAATATTCTGGATGTTTATCTTGTCCATTAGTTGAAGTATGTTTAGCTAAGGCTAAACGTGCTGACGGATACTATTCAATCGTTGATACTATTGATAAGTTTACTGGAATGGATCGGGAAGTGTGGGATGCTCAGTGGGAGTGTAAAAAACCTGGTACGTCTGGACTTGTTTATAGGGAATTTGATGAAACAATTCATGTTATTCCCGAGGAAAGTTTTAAATTTAATCCAGACTATCCTTGTTATGCTGGGCAGGACTTTGGATACGAGGATCCAGCTTCGACAATATTTTTACAGTTTTTGCCTAATGGAGATGCTGTTATATTTGATGAGATATACGAAAGAAGGAAACAAACTCCTGTATTAGCAAAGCACTACTGGAAACCAAAACAAGATTGTTATCAATGTATTAATTGGTTTGCAGATACAGAAAATGCTGATGCTATTTCTCAAATGGAAAGTATAGGCATTCCAGTTGAACCGGCAGATAAAGATATAATAATGGGTATTGCAAAAGTACGAAGTTGGCTTAAAACTGCTGATAATTATGTACGATTGTATGTCACATCCAATTGTATTAACACAATTAAGGAATTTAAATCTTNTAAGTATCCCGAAAAGGGAGGAGATAGGCCAGTTGATAGAGATAATCATTTAATGGACGCATTGAGATATGTCCTTTATACAGTAGATCAAAATGGTGGAAACGAAGACGGAACTGTTACTGCGGATATATTATGAGCGTACATACACTTTCTCTTTTTTGTAAATCTATTGTAAAAAAAGAGAAAGTGTATCCTATATATAAAGCATTTTTTGAGTAAAGGAGTGAGGTATAGTGTCTCAAGAACTAGAGAAAGATACCTGTCTAACTGATGAAATAGATAACATTAAGCTTGAAGAAAATGAACAAGTTTCTGCAGTTTTACTATCCGACGGAAGTTTAGTCGATATTAAAAAATATAAACGTACTAAAGAAACTTATTCTAATGTCATAGATACTGACGAAGATGACTGGGGAGAAATGTACTCCTCTGGCAGAGTGTACCGACCCACATTAAATTTAAAAAATTTAAAAATGTTTAGTTTAGATAACACATTTCATTTCACTTGTATTGATCAAAAAGCTGTGGATTGCTGTAGTGACTGGGATATTGTCTCTGTTGATAGAAAAGGCGTTCCAATTTTAAAAGAAGATCAAAAGAACTTAGGTCGCCAGGAAAAAATGCTTTATGATTTCTTTGAAAACTGTGTTCTGTTTGACGACTTTAAATTTCTGTGTAAGCAAATTGCAACGGATTTTGAAACATTCGGTTTTGCTTTAGTTGAAATGACTAGAAATAGATCTGGAAAGCCTTCTAAGTTTTATCATATGGCTCCAGAAACTTGTAGAATTGCTAGAAACATACCTGGCATTCCTGGTATCACTGATCAAAAATATATTGTTCAGGTTGTTAATAGACATGAACGTATATTTAAGATATACGATGGAGTTCCTTCAAAGATAAAGGATCCAAATAGTAAAAATTTAATGACTGAAGTTTTATTAATAAGAAGTTACCATGTAGATGGAGGAAAATACGGTATTCCTAAATGGGTGCCTGCCCTCAAAGCAATGGTAGGTAATGATAAAGTTGCCCAATATAATATTAACTTTTTTGAAAACGAAGCAGTTCCAAGATTTGCAGTTATAGTTCAAGGAGGGAAACTAGATGACCAGACTAAGGAAACTATAAGGAGTCATTTTAATAAAAAATTAAAGGGTATTCAAAATGCTCATAAGACGTTAGTATTAACGTCTTCAAAGGGAACTGATATTAAGTTAGTTCCATTGGCTGGAGAGATGAAAGATTCAAGTTTTCAGCATTATAGAAAAGATAATAGGGATGAAGTTATTGCGGCCCACAGGGTTCCTCCACATAGAATACAAGTATATGATACTGGAGATAGTGGAACAATATCTCCTGGGTCTTTATTTAATATAGACAAAAATTATAAATATTCCGTAGTTGCTCCATTACAAGAAATTATTGCAAGCATGTTCAATCGAGTAATTAGGATGGATTTTAAAATTAAGGATAAGCAGTTGCAGTTTAAACCTTTAGATATAGGAGAAGCGTTAAATGAAGCTGAGATTAAGAAAATAATAGCCTCGGCTCATGAGAAATACTATAATATGGGTGCAATGACTTCGGATGAAATACGTTCGGATTTAAAACTTGAAAAGTTTAAGTATATGGATGTAGAAGACGATGTTAAAGAATGGGCAAGTACTCCAAAGCCTATTTATTTATTAAGGCAGGCGAATATGAGTTCTCAAGGCATAAATTCCATTGTTGGAGGACAGGGTTTGACAGAGGCTTCTAACGACTTTGATGATAAAAGTAAGGAAGAAACTGGAAGAACATTAGAGGATAAACAAATTAATAATTTAATGATGAAAAGATTCCCAGTTATATCAGATGAAATTGATCAGATTAAACAAGAAATATCTGATTTAAAAGATCGAGTTAATGAGTTAATGGAGCGTGATAAGTTATGATTTTTGACATTAACAAATGTATGAGTTTAGTTGATTTTGTTTTAAGGGACGTAGATTTGTTTGAAAAGAAACGTAAAGGAAACTACAATCAGGCCGGCGAAAATAACAATAATTATAAGAACGGGATAAGTATGTATCCTAAATATAAAAAATCTAAATGTGAAGTGTGCGGAAGCACTAAAAATCTTATGGTTCATCATAAAGATGGAAACCGTAAGAACAACAAACCTAGTAATTTAAAAACACTTTGCTGGAGTTGCCATGAAAAGATAACTGTTCGAAAAGTTTCTGGAATTGATTTAATTTATCAAATTAAACCTCAAAATTCTCTTTGGGGAGTTGGGGTATTTATAATGAATAAAAATAATCAAACAGTTATGGGTATACGAAGTGATAACAAATTATGGGCCACGCCCGGAGGAAAAGTAGATGTTAATGAGACTCCAATAGAAGCTTTATACAGAGAAGTGAAAGAGGAAACAGGTATATCAGATATAGATCCTATATTTGTAGGAATTTCGTTTGACGAAAGTAACAAAGGTATTTGGACTAGTTTTGTATTTGTGGCGTACACAAATACAACAGAACTAGTCCCTCAGTCTGGAGAATTTGATAACTTAGAATGGATGGATTTAGATAACGTTTTAACTAAGGAGCTGTTTGGCCCCACTAAAAAAGCATACCATCAAATAATGGAAGCTAACAAAGAGCTATTTAGTTTAGCCAATTATCTAGATATACAAAAATTAACATCCACAGAAATGTTAGTGGATGTTAAAAATCCAGGAAGGAACAATGGAAATGGTGTATTTACTTCAAGAGGTTGGAGATATCTTCGTCAAGGGACTGGAAACTCGACTGTTAGAGAAACATCTTCTACGTTAGATGCAAACCGTAGGATCAATGATTTAAAACAATCCTATTTAGATTATTTTAAAAAGAACTCAGATATTCAAAAGCTATATACTGTCGATAACGGGAAATTTGTTTTTCCCGATTATAACATTGCTATAAATACTGGAATTGCCAAAGACAAAAAGAGCTACTTTACTAAATTTAAGGAGCAGTACATGTTGTATTTGT